TATATTTCCACTTTTGAACCATCAAAATCTCACAAGAAATGAATAACTTTGTTATGATTTTCGAGTCAGAAACTTTTGATGAGGAAAAGGGGGAATCGGATGAAAATCCGAAATATTGCTCATACAAGATAGAGAAAGATGATCTTCTCAAGTTTAATTAGGGACCTTTGGTCTTGGGGGACTGAGAGTAATCTCAGAATACCGCTCAAGATCAGAGTTGGTTGTGGTAAAGGAAAGGTAGCTATTAAACGTATCGATCCGAAGGCTGGCAACAAGAACTTGACAGAACTTGTTGCTTCAAGAATAGTACCACTTCAAGATAAAAGTGGGAAAACCAGATTAGTTGCTATTTGTGACTTTTGATCACAAACTGTAATGAAGCCTATCCACGATAAGATGTTCTCATTTATCAGGAAGATTCCTAATGATGGGACATTTGATCAGGACAAAGTAAGAAATATTGTACAAAGTTGAGTTTCTCCAGTGAATACTGGACATAGAGGTGCTGTCTACTCAGTAGACTTAAGTAATGCGACCGATAGATTACCGGTTATATTACAAGCATTCATCCTTTATATTATAGGATGTCTAACTCTATATGAGACTCTCCTTTGATACTTTATTATAGGATTTAGAAAGTTCTATATTCCTACAAAGGAAGGGTATGTTCCGTGTTATTACGCAGTTGGTCAACCGATGGGTATTTTATCATCCTGATCATCTTTAGTGATAACTCATCATACAATAGTACAATTAGCAGCCTTAAAAGCTGGCTTCAAAGGAACATATAGAGATTATGTAATTATAGGAGATGACATCACAATCCGTGATGAGAGAGTTGCTGAAGAATACTTCAAAATACTCACTCAGATCGGTATGGAATGATCAAAACCTAAAAGTTACATTTCAAAATATGTTGCAGAGATTGCAAAATCTAATTTGTATTATGGGATGGATGTATCGCCGCTCAGCTGGCAATTACTATCTCTTAGGAGAAATAGTTATTACCAGTTCTGCAGAGGGATAGTGGAGCAGTTATCTAGACGTGGAGTATCAAT